CACGGAGAAGTACAAGGAAATTAGGTTATGGCATTCCCGATTGGCTAAAGAGGCTATAACAAATAATAAAATTAAAATACCCTCAGGTAGGGAATACTCTTTTCCAAACGTTGTTAGGAAAGCAAGTGGGGATGTAACAAACTTTACACAGATAAAAAATTATCCTGTACAAGGGTTTGCTACAGCAGATATTGTGCCATTAGTATTGATGGAGATAGATAAACGACTCACTGATATACAATCTTGTATTGTCAATACGGTGCATGACTCAATAGTAATTGATGTTCATCCTAATGAAATAGATGTAGTCAATAAAATTATTGAAGATGTCAATGAAAATATAGTGCCTATGATTAACTTACAATACAAAATAAATTTTAATGTACCCTTACTTTTAGAATCAAAGATAGGTGATAACTGGCTTGACACAAAATAAGAGTCGTGATATAACTTAGAATTTCAAGGAGATAGATTTGACAGATTTAGTTACAATTCAAACAGATAATTATGCCAATATGGCAAAGGCTATGGGGTTATCTACAGGAATCCCGGGACAGCCAAAGAAAGTAAATAATTTAAACAGACTAAGAATTTGGCATTCACCAATCAAAGGTCAGCGTGAAGTAGCTGGTAAGATGATGAACATTGAAATGGTTGAAGGTGGGTGTTACAGATTAGAAATTCTTAAAGACGACACATCAGAGTATGTCTATTCAACAACTGCTACAATCAGACCTTTTATGCAAAGATTTATGTATAGAAGATATGTCTCTTACCCTAATCCAAAACCGGGAGAATCAAAAGGTGAGTTCCATAGAACAATAATGTCTGATACACTAGCTATTGATTTAAAAGACAATCAAGGCAAATTCAACTGTGGCAAACCTACAGGTTATGTTGAAGATTTTAAATCTTTACCTAATGAGACACAAGAATTAATTAGGCAGATAAAACGTGTACGTGTTATATTTGGAACTATTGATTTAGATAATCCCGTCAACGATAAAGGTGAAACAGTTGAAGTTAAATCATCTATACCTTTTATTTGGGAAATAGATAATAAAACTGCTTATAAAATATTAGGAGATATTTTTGATCAATATTCTAAGAAACAAATACTGCCTTTACAGCATAATGTTACTTTAGATAAATTGATTGAGAATCCATTACCGAATGGCTCAAGCTTTTTTACACCATCTGCTAGTATAAATTTTAAAAAGACAAATCCTGTTATATCAAAAGATAATGAAACATTTACATCATTTTTAGATTGGATTAAAAATTATAATGATTATATATATAAAGAGTGGGATGCCAAGACTAATGCTAGGCAGAACGTTATATCTTCAGAGGATAAAAACACTGTTGATGAGTTTGTTGACGTTGAAATTGACACTGAATAATTTTAATGAAAAGCAACAATCCCTTCAGTGCACATGGTATTAATTACCTTTCTCCAAGCAGTATTAATACTTATATAAGTGATCCACCTATGTGGATACTGAGATATCTATTTGGAATAAGAACTCAAGGTGGTGCAGGTGCACAGAGAGGAATTGCACAAGAATTTGTTTTAGCTAATAAGTATACAACAGGTTCTTTTGATTTTAACTTACTTGATACTAAGTTTTTATCTTTGTGTGCTGAAGCCAACTTAGAGTTAGAAGATTCCAAAACTGTAAAAGAAAAAAAGTCGTTACATGATTTTGGAAAGATCATTGATGCTAACTTTAAATATAAAAATTTAGAAGAATATCAAGAAAAGGTAGAAGTTCCTATAGAAGATTTGCCTATTCCTATTATAGGTTATATAGATTTTAGATTTAAAAAGAAAATAGTAGATTTAAAAACTACAACTAGAATGCCTTCTAGACCTACGGAAGCACAAAAAAGACAGATGGCATTATACTCTATGGCTTATCCCAATCTTAGCTTAGACTTGTTCTTTGCTACACCAAAAGATTTTAAGAAGTTTCCGTTAGAAGGATTATCTTTCTATAAGAAACAATTAAGAAAGGCAGCTTTTGGTATTCAAAAATTATTGTCTATCAGCGATGATAAACATGAGATAGCTTCTCTTTTTTATCCTAACTTAGATTCATGGCTATGGTCAGGCACAAGAGAAGAAGCATATAAAATATGGAGTTAGTATGTCTGATAAAAAAATAGAAGACTTAAAAAATGACATTCAAACTATGGAAAAAGAATTAGCTGAAGCTAAAAAAACTCTTCGTGAAATGCGAACAAAAGGTTTGCGTGAAGCTATGGAAGCTAAAAAATTAGCAGACGAAGCAGTAAAAGAAGAGATGAAAGCACTAGGCTATGATTATTCTAGGTCTGAGTATCAATTCAATCCTTTCTCAGGTTGGAGAAGAATACTTTAGTGTCAAGACATAGTGCACGTAGAGTTGCATTAAAAAATGGTTTCAGAAGTGGTTTAGAACATAAGTTAGCTGAGTATCTAACAGTTGTATGTAAAACCACTTTTGACTATGAGACCATAAAAATAGAATGGGAAGACCTATCTTATCGTACATATACCCCTGACTTTATTTTAAATAATGGCATTATTATAGAAACAAAAGGTAGATTTCTACCCTCAGATAGAAGAAAACATTTAGCTATAAAAAAACAACATCCTAAATTAGATATACGCTTTGTGTTTACAAACAGTAAAAGTAAACTGTACAAAGGTTCAAAAACAACCTATGCTCAATGGTGTATAAAAAATAAATTTTTGTATTTTGATAGAATTATTCCACAAGAATGGCTTAAAGAAAAAGGTAAAAACAAACATCCAAAGTTTATAGATTTTAATAGAAAAAAAATAATAAGGAGATAGCATATGAAATTTAACTCAACATCAGTTTATATTGAACTACGACCTAGAACCTTTTCAGATTACCCCAAAGTTTGGAATGGTGAAGTTGAAGTAGATATAATAATGGATAAAAAGAATAAACTAGATGAACCATCTAAAGGTGATCTAATGCACTTAGGACAAATGGTAGCAGCAAGTTTAGGTTTAATGGAAGAAGACAAACATCTAGTTGTTAGATTAGAAGATTATATACAGAAAAGATTTGAAGAAGTTAGAGAAAAAGAAACTGTAAAAAAAGATAACGTTATTTATTTTAATTTTAAAAAAGAAAAGGAATTAATGTAATGGGTGAATACGCACAAGATATAAAAAAGATATATAAAAAATTTGGAGACAAATATAGAAAACAAGCACAAGAGCAATCTGACCATAAACAAACTATAGACATGGTTAATAGTCCACCACATTATAATGCATCAGGCATTGAGTGCATTGATGCAATCAGAGCTATGTTAGGAGATGGATATAAATATTATCTTCAAGGCAATGTTATGAAATATATATGGAGACATGAGTATAAAAACGGTGTTGAAGACTTACACAAGGCACAATGGTATCTCACTGAATTAATAGATGAGATAGAACCGAATGATAAAGATTAAACTAAAAGCTGTAATTAATATTGATGTAGACTCAGATGAATACTTCATGCCAACAGATGAAAATGTTGAAGAAGAGTTAGAAAGTCATATAAAAGATTGCATCTTTGATGTTGATGGTGTAGAAATAAAATATATTTCAATTACTAGGAGACTTAAATGAACAACTACTTACCCACAGACTACCAAAATTTTATAGCATTATCACGTTATGCTAGATGGAATGATGATGAGCAAAGAAGAGAAACGTGGATTGAAACTGTAGATAGATACTTTTCGTATATGAGTAAGCATTTAAAGAAAAAACATAATTATATTTTAACAAAAGCATTAAGTAATAAATTAGGTGAAGGAATAATTTCTCTAGGTGTCATGCCTAGTATGAGAGCATTAATGACAGCAGGTGTTGCTTTAGACAGATGCCATGTTGCAGGTTATAATTGTAGTTACATACCTGTTGATAGTCCTCGTTCTTTTGATGAGTGTATGTACATTCTTATGTGTGGCACAGGTGTAGGATTTTCAGTTGAAAGAGAAAATGTAGATAAGCTTCCTGTAGTTAATGAGCACTTTGAGAATAGTACAACAGTAATAACTGTAGCTGATAGCAGACCCGGATGGGCAAGAGCATTACGTGAATTAATAGCTATGTTATACGTAGGTCAAATACCATCTCTAGATGTATCACAAGTTAGACCTGCAGGTGCTAGACTAAAAACCTTTGGTGGTAGAGCAAGCGGCCCTCAACCATTAGTTGATTTATATAACTTTTGTATTGCAATATTTAAAAAAGCTGCAGGTAGAAGATTATATCCTATTGAGTGCCATGATATAATGTGTAAGATTGGTGAGGTAGTAGTAGTTGGTGGAGTCAGACGATCTGCTCTTATATCTTTATCTAATCTTGGAGATGATCAAATGAGACACGCAAAGTCAGGATCATGGTGGGAAAATGAAGGGCATAGAGCTTTAGCTAATAACTCTGTAGCTTATAAAGGTAAACCCGATATGGGCACATTCATGAGAGAATGGTTAGCATTATATGAATCTAAGTCTGGTGAACGTGGTATATTTAATCGTAAATCTGCCAAGAAAAAAGTAGAGGAAAGTGGAAGACGTGATTCTGATTATGCATTTGGCTGTAATCCTTGTAGCGAAATAATTTTAAGACCTTATCAGTTCTGTAATTTAACCGAAGTTGTATGCAGAGAAAGTGATACTTTAACATCATTAAAAGAAAAAGTTAGAATGGCTACAATACTAGGCACATTCCAATCAACTCTTACAGACTTTAAATATCTTAGAAAAGTATGGAAAGAAAATACAGAAGAGGAAAGATTGTTGGGGGTGTCCTTAACAGGCATATTAGATTGTCCTATATTAGCACCTAATGAAGTAGGTCTATATGACACATTAGATCAATTAAAAAAGGTAGCTATTGAAACAAACAAAAAGATTGCTCAAGATTTAGGCATACCACAATCCACTGCTATAACTTGTATCAAGCCATCAGGAACTGTTTCACAATTAGTTGATAGTGCTAGTGGTATTCATGCAAGACATAATCCATATTATATTAGAACAGTGCGTGGAGATAATAAAGACCCATTAACACAGTTTATGAAAGAAGCAGGGATACCTGTTGAACCCGATGTTATGAAGCCTGATAGTGTAGCAGTGTTTAGTTTTCCTATGAAATCACCTAAGGGTGCAGTAACAAGAACAGAGATGACAGCAGTAGAACAGCTAGATTATTGGCTAACCTTTCAAAGACATTGGTGTGAGCACAAACCTTCTGTTACTGTTTCTGTAAAAGAAAATGAATGGATGCAAGTTGGAGCATGGGTATATGAAAACTTTGATGAAGTATCAGGTATATCTTTTTTACCATTCAGTGAACACACTTATAAACAAGCTCCATATCAAGATATAGAAGAAGCAGAGTATACAAAACTTATGGAAACAATGCCAAAGTCTATTGATTGGAGTAAATTACAAGATTATGAAAAAGAGGACACCACTAATTCTAGTAAAGAGCTTGCTTGTACAGCAGGTGTATGTGAAGTGGTTGATATTGAAGCTAGTTAAGGGAGTATAAAATGAGAGATATGTTAGTAGCAGCTTTAAAGTCTTATTATGTAGGTAACATAAATAAGCATTTGTCTAATATAGAGGTATATTTACGTCAACCTGTAGGTGTTGGAGAACACTCAGATGTCGTAGAGACTATTGATAAAGAATTAGAAAAGGTTTCTATGTATGATGATAAGTTAATGATGGTTATTAAATATTTAGAACCTAGAAAAGAAGAAGCAGTAGATGAGAAAAAAGAAACGAAGTCCACATCTAAGTAAATACGATGCACCTTTGAGTATTCAATACAAAAAAGGTATGTCGGGATTTATAAATAATATTAAGACACCATACAATCTAAATACCATGCAGTACAGAGAGTGGCAAAGAGGTTGGAATGATGCATATGCCTATAATTTAAACAGAGTACATAATGCCAACAAACCTAGAACGAGAAGCAAAGAAGTTTATGGAAGAAAAAAACAATACATTTCCTAAAAAATTAGAGGAAGTATTAGAGAACATAAAACTTATTCAAAGTTTGTCGGAGATAACGTTAAAGAAAATAAAAGATTTAAAATTAATCAAATAAATTTATATCTTTACCATCTTTTAACTGCATAGCAACTTCAAAATCTGTGTTTAATGAGCCTTTAGGATGTATGACTTCACCATTAAAAATGATATCTTTTGTGTAAACAGGTGAAACTTCCATATCTCTTTTAAAAGTTTTTCTAAATTTAGATATTGCATCCACTCTATACTCAGGACTTTTTCTTCTAAATCTAGTTAAGTTTTTTTCAAATAATCCCATATCTATATCAGCTTGTGCAACTTCAGGTGTCAACTCAGAGTCTTGATAATAGTACTTAGTATCTTCAAAATATGTTTTTGCACTGTTCATATTATCTTTTATAAAAGAACGTATTTCTTTCCTTAATTCTGTTTTAGTTAATTTTTGTGGATCATCAGAATCTAGTTGCTCATTTTGATCAATTAAACTTTTTGCCACAACAGCTACAGACGGTATTAAATTTTGTAATAGTTTATTTTCTCTATTTCTTACATAAATTGATCCTGACTTTGATGATAAAATATATGAACTATAACCATACTCTTTAAATAGTTCAGCAGGTGATGGATCATCTTCATAAAAAGATAAACCAAAAAATAATTTAGAAGAAGGTGCAATTCTTCTTTTTCCGTCGGGATCAAATGCATAAACTTTGTTAGGTAATTCTGCTTCAGCTTTTGGAGACATAATTCCTCTTCTTCTAAATGGTCTAGTAAAACCTTTTTCAAATGCTCCACTTAAAGTTAAATCTGTTTCTTCTGTTGCTTCTTTAACATCAGAAGTTCTTAAACCTAAAGCTCTTTCAGCATCAATCACCATGCCATACGGTACAACATATCTACTGAAAAAGTTACCTAATGCTGTTCCAACACTTTTTCCAACCTGTTCACCTCCAGTTAAGTCACTGTTTGACCATATATTAGTAAAGTCTTCAATTATAGTATATTCTCTACTAACTCTTAAATTTTGACCTAAAAATGTTTCGGCTATTTCTTTGTCTGAATAAAAGTCTGTGGTGTTTAACAAGTCTAATCCATTCTGAAGTCTTTTTTCGTAACTTGCTGTTCTATCTTCTTGAAAACCTTCTAAAAATGTATTAGCAATTCTAGACAAATGCTTGAACTGTCTTAATGGAA